ACGTCGATGCAAGCGGAAATTTTCAGGATAGCGGCGTCAGTGGCTGTGCTGGTGTCTGCGGTGGTTACGGCAAAGGTTTGGGATGAGGCTGTGGAGTCAGTGGCTGTTGCGGTTTCAGATACTTCAGACGTGAAGAAGTTCCCCGCAGCCGCAGCAAACGGGGCTTGTGCAAAGGCCGCTGCTCCAAAGATCATGTCTCAGTCGGTGCAGGGGGTTGTTCCTTGGCTTCCTTTTGGGTAGCCTCTACCAATTGGAATACGTCAGCGTATGGACGTGTACCAAGGTATTGAAGGATGGCGTTTATTAAGTTTGTTGAGAGGGTGATTTTTTCCATTACCAAGGTACTCCTGTTGCTGTTACTGGGTTCTTTTGTAGTTCAATCTGACTTGCTAGGCTTGCTTCTGTTGCGTCTTTGGACACGCCATTAGCCCAAATCCAATTCAGCACTTCTGCTTCTGTAACGCTGTTGTAGGGGATAGAGGGTGTTGCAGGCTCAAAAGAACAAGTGCTGTAAACAGAGGCTGTGTAGTCTCCATCTACTGCTGTGCAAGTCCAGTGGGCACAGAAAATAAACTTATCGTCTGTGTTGTAGTTGGTTTGGGAAATAGTCCAAGTAATACTCATTTTGCCTCCAAAGCGGTGAGTCTGTCTGTCAGGGATTGGATAAGGGCTTGTTGCTCTTGGATGCACTTCATTAGCGCATACTGTAAATCTGTTTGGTAGATGGACAAACGCATTTTTGGTGCTTCATCTGTACCCCAATTTCTTTCGTTTACCAATTCAGGTGCAACCGCTTGAACATCTTGAGCAACAACACCCAAAGTCAAACCACCATCTTCTTCAAGATTTTGGTCAATGTAGTTAAATGTTTGAACAGGGATTGAACAAATCTTGTCAAGGTAAGAGGTTGCGGGGGCAAAGTTTGTTTTTTCCCTGCGGTCAGATAAGTTGACGTTGTTTGCACTGTAATTTCCAATGCCACCATTTGAATAAATATATGCTCTATCAGTAGTTGAATCATTACAAGTTAAAAATCTACTTGTATTATTATTAGGTGTTTGTCCGCTGATAAAGAATTGCGTTACATAATTATTTTGAGCCGTATCACAATCAAATGTAAAACACTGAGTGCTTGCAACGCCACCCTTAAAATAAGCCTTTCTATTGCTAGCACTCGTAGTCCCCACCAGCAAGTTACCATCTGACGAAATACGGGCACGCTCAAAAATGGATGTGCCAAATCCAGTGCTAAATGTCAGTGCGTTTGTGTCTGAGCCAGCGGTATCGTTGAAGCAAGCAACTTCAGCATATCGGGAAGCAGTTACCGACTCTGAGCCATATAAACGCAATGCAGATTGTTTGGCATTCCCTGTTGATGTTGATGGTCTAACTGCTATTGCATTGCCAACAGCGACTTGCACATCTAGTTTAAATGCGGGGGAAGTCTGACCAATACCCAAATTCCCACTAGCATCAAGCGTCATTGCTTGGGTGAAGGTGCAAGTAGCACCAGCCCCGCTTACGTTATTGCCAGCATTAAAAAATTTAAATTGACCATCAACCAAGCGAAGCATTGATGAATAACCGTTACCAATATATTTATCACCAGCGTTGTAATAAGAGTTACATCTAAAGTCTGAGTTGCCAGTTCCACTGTCGCTAACAGCAGTAGTTGCTCCTATTTGAAATCCTTTTGTGGTTGCCCAAGCACTAGGAGTAACACCTAATCCAAGGTTGCCAGAGGAGTCAAGAGTAGAGCGCAATGAGCCGTTTGTATATAGCTCAAGCTGATTTGATGCTCCACGAATAGTAAATGAATTATTGCCGCTTGTGTCTGCGGAAAACACAGAAGTCGCACCACTGGAAAGCAAGTATGTGTAGTAACCGCTGTTATTTGTAAATCTACCAATTACATTTGAAGCTGATAATGAATTTACATCCAACTTATAAGATGGAGTTGTTCCCACACCCACATTCTGTGAAGTGTCGATAGTGACTGCGGCAGTGCCATTGGTTTGGAGTTGCAATATCCCCGATGTGTCAGCAGTTACTTTAAACCCGCTGGAGTTGTTTGCGTCTACTGTTGTAGTCATGCTGTACCTTTCATAGCGGCTAATTCTGCTTTGGTTGCGTCAAGGTCTGCTTTGAGTTCTTTAATTGCGTTGACCAAGTACCAAGTCAAGTTGTCGGCATCAACTGACATAACACCTGTAGATTCTGTCTTAACGCACTCAGGCAAAACCTGTTGCAGTTCTTGAGCGATAACACCCAACTGAACGCCAAATTTTTCAATGGCGGTGTGTGCTGGCAATTCTGTAATTTCTTCAGCAACACGATATTCAAAATTTCTCACTTGAATAGCGGCAATCTTTGCAAGACCAATATTGTTGTCAACAATGTTTTTCTTCAGGCGCTGATCAGATGTTGTAGACCAAGTGGTTGAGTTGTTGCCTTGATAAACGCCACCACCTTTTGGATTAATGAACCCAGTATTTGAGCCTTTGCCTGTACCACCTGCATTACTTGCAGAAATCACAATTTCAAATTGGGCGCTTGTTGCTGATGGATTTGTAAAAGTTCCAATTTGTACGTTATAGCTACCAGTAGTAATACCGCTAGAAGTCCAAGCGCCTGCATTTGTACCAACGCATATGTTTTCAACTCCTGTTGTAATGTAGTAGCCAGCCTGATAACCCACAGCAGTGTTGCTTGAGGCTGTGGTGTTGGAGTAGAGAGCATCAGCACCCAAAGCCGTATTAGACACGCCTGTTGTATTTGCTGTTAATGCAGAGTTACCAAAAGCAGAGTTGTTTGCGCCAGTTGTATTTGAATATAAAGTTCTGTAACGACCAACAGCAGTGTTATTTCCGCCTGTTGTGTTGCTATATGCCGCTTGGTAGCCAACAGCAAGAATACTTCCAGAAGTGTGTGAATATGCCGCTTGAGTTCCCACAGCAGTCACGAAGGGGTCTGTTTGGTTGCTATAAGCCGCCTGATAACCTACAGCAGTGTTGTTAGAGGCTGTGGTGTTGGCGTTTAAAGATGCATATCCAACTGCTATATTGTAATTACCAGTAGTATTGGAGGCTAACGAATCAGAGCCAACTGCTGTATTAGCAACACCAGTTGTGTTAACAGCAAGGGCAAGACGACCAAATGCCGTTCCATAGTTAGCAGTGGTGTTAGCGGATAACGCTGAATAACCCATTGCTGTTAAAGCTCCACCACTCGTATTAGCCGCCAAAGCACTAGCACCCACCGCAGTGTTAGTTGCAACAGCACCAGCACCTTTGCCTACTGTAAGTCCAGAGATGGTTGCGTCACTTGTGGTGGTGATGGTAGTAAAAGATGGCGACCCAGCAGTCACAGCCATCGTCCCTGATGTTGAGGGCAAAGTCACAGTCACAGAACCTGCAACTGATGGGGCTTGTAGCGTTACTGAGCCGCTTGTATCGCCTTGAATGACAACTGAACTCATGCTTGAACTCCTGTTCTGTAAGATTTTGTATTTGCAAAAGTGCCGTGCATCATTTCGGTTGCAAGCTGTCGAATCTCCACAGCCTCATCTTCCGAATCATAAGTGCCAAGGTTTTTGCACGCGCCATCTACCCAAATCTGAGCAGACCACTTGTTTCCATAGTTTCTTTTGTACACGCCTTTATTTGGCCTGCCAGATTTTCCAGAAATTCTATTCCTGCATTGTTCTGATCGGGTTGAAAGACGCAAATTTTCAAACAAATTGTTTTGGGGGTTGCAGTCTTTGTGATCAACCTCCCCAGTGGGCCATTTGCCCGTGTACAAAAACCATGCAATTTGTCCGACAGAATACCCAATCAACTTGCCAGAAAGAGACAAAAAACAGTGTTGGTGTCCGCTTTTTAAGGTTGTTAAACCAACAGGATCACCAACCCGCTTTCCTGCTCTTGCCAAACGCTTCCACACAAGCACTCCATCACGCATCTCCCACGAAGATGCAATGTTTTTAAGCTCCTGCTCTGTTCGGTTTTTCATAATCTACAACACGACCCAGCGTGAACCGCTGGTAACCGTAACCGACTGACCACTTGCAACAGTCACTGGGCCGGAAGACATGCCGGAGTACCCCGATGCAATGGTGTAGCTTGTAGCCACAGTTTGGCTGTTTACCACAATACCATTCAATGCAACAGGTACTGACGCTTGAAACTCGCCTGTGCTTGGCTTGTATAACAGCTTGGCGTTGCCTGTATAAAGAGTTGAGGCGTTACCAGTCGTGACACTTGAGAATGTTGGATATAAATTACTGGCTGTGCTTGTGTCGTTGGAAATTACCGCGCCACCCAATAGCGTCCAGTTTGTTCCGTCGTAGCCTTCGTACTGAGACAGCGTACTGTTCCAACGAATCTTGCCCACTGCGCCCGTGGGACGCTGGCCTGTCGTACCGGCTGAAATTTGAACTGCGCCCGTAGACGTAAATGAAGAATCGCCTGTGGCGGTAAGAATATTGAGTGTGGTCGTTGTACCGTTTGTGCCTACATAAACAGCACGTTCAGCAGGCTGAGTGACAAATACATCTTTTGAACCAGAACCAAAGATGACCAGTGAGCCTGAGTTGCTGGAAGCCAGCACCGTATCACGGGAAAAAGTATTGCCGGAAGAGGTGTATGTGCCAATACCAACTTCCCATTCACCAGAGACCACGTTGGCAATTGTGTAGTAGGTGTTATTGGCGTTGCCAATAGCGGCGGAAAATGTTTGGAATCCTGTGTACGCACCGCCAAGCGTTACAGAACCTGTGCCTGTAGTTGTGGTGGTCTCTCTGACACGGTCTGCGAGGACTAAGGCCATTTATCATGCTCCTGTCAGTTGAGACTCTTCAAACCAACGCTCTTGATGGTTTCCATCCACGTCTGTCCACTCAACCAGATAAGTGACGTTGCCGTCCTCATCCATACGCAAAGCAGCAACAGGGCCTTGGGGAATAACTGCGACAGCCTTGACGACATCGCCTTTTTTAAATGTTGTTGCCATGATTAACCTGCCAAGCTGAGTGTGTAAGTTACTGATAATGTATCGCCTGAAACAACTGCGCGGTCACCGGGTGAGCTAAAGTCTGCGGCTGAATACAATGTGCCGGTTGTGCCACTCTTGGTACTGTTGCTGGTCAGGAATGCGCCACCAACTGTGGTTGTTCCGTTTATGCTGAATGTTGCAGGTGAGGCTGAGTTTGTTGCCACAGAAGGGTTAGCTGTAGTGGGTGTTCCAAATGTACAAGCGGGGCGGGTAGCTTGGCTGTATGCCACAACTTCAGTCCAACCAGCATGGGAAGACATTGTGTCGCCAGCCGCAGGATTGTTAGTAGATCCCGCGCCGTACAAGCCCAAATACCAAGCAGCCGTATATGCGCTACCCGTGAAGTATTTGGCGTTCATGTCTTGCAAACCGACGTTGACCACCAGATTAGGAGCTTCTGCCTCCCACTTCAGGTTGCCCTGTGCATCATGGCACTGGACTTTATAAACGCCTTTTGCGCTTGCGCTCTCAGCGGCGGAGCCACCGGCAATCAAGCTGCTTGCAGCTACGTCTTGTGATTTAACTTTATCGTTGAACATGGTCGCTCCTTATGCGATACGGATAATTGCGGATGTGTTTGATACAGCGGGGAACTGTACCGTGAAAGTTGTAGAACTTGTCTTATCTGCGCCAAAGTCTAGAACGCAGACTGCGGGGTTTCCACCACCACTTTGGTAAATCAAAGCACCGCGCGCTGTAAGGGCTGAATTCCAAACAGCGTTGTTAAAAGATATGTAGGCTGTGCTGCCTGTACCTACCGTGGGAGTCTGCGCAATCGTAAGTGCCAACCCACCAGCCGTGTACCCAGAAGCCACAACTTCGCCCGTAGACGTATAAGCCGTGGTAGTCGCATCAAGCGTGGCTGCATTGGTATAGAGTGCAATTTTGAATGCCCCCGAAGTGAAGTTGAACGTCCCGTTCATCAACCCTGTCTTAAAGCTGTTGCAAGCCCAATTGCCGGTAAAAGCCATTATGTCACCGCCTGTCTAAACTGACCAGAACGATACGCATCTTGACGTTCCATGCCATCACCAAGGCGTTTAGCCAATGCAAGGGCTTCCATATACTTCTGGTTATAGCCCGTAATAATGTCAACTTCGCCCTTCATAAAGGTGTACGCTTCAACCAGTGAGCCATACAACAGTACAGAATCAAAATTGTCACCCAGCCAAGTTGTTTCCGCTGTAGTAATTGACTCTGGATAAAAGAAGTAGTGCAATTCCATTGTATAAGCCGCGTCAGGTGTCGGGCCAAGAATAAAACTTAACTCATTACTGTTTGAGTAAGATGGGCCAAACAAAGCGTAGTACTTGGGAACGGCTGTGTCTGTTGGTGTCGGATACGCTTGACGTATAAAGTTCACGTCTTTGT